AAAAAAAAAAAAAAAAAAAAAAAAAAAAAAAGCAACCCAAATAACAAATTTCTTAATAGAGATTATAGCGAAAAATCCAAACCTTGTCAATACCCCTAGAATAAATTGGGGTATTACCCGTTGTAAAGGTATATTCGGAAAAAAGCTAAGCCTTAAGAGCCCTAAATCCTATAAACTCTAACACTTCTCTAACAGTGAGGGGTATTGCACCACGGGTATTGACTTAAGGAATTGGGTTTGGTATACTAGCGCCAGACATTGAATTTTAGCTTTGTAAAGGAGTAATTATGGCGCTTAGTCAAGAAAAAGCAATCAAGTTAAAGGAAAAATTGTTGAGTAAAGAAGCGGTTATAAGCGCTGAGGTTTATGAAAACAATGGGAATGGCTACTACGTTGGGTATACAGTCAAGCAATACAGTCGAATACAAGGCCGAACAATAGAAAAGTTTAAGCGGGCTACTTCAATGCCCTTAAAGGTTTAGTGATGGTGTACCCATTAAAGCCGTTCTTTTTGGTTAGCTTTTTAGATACCCTAGGGGAGGGCAATATGCTTTACGTAATACGCCAAACGAGTTGCGATAATCTAGAACAGGTTATAACTGAAATAGAGCCGTTGGGTGTTGCGCTTACCGCCTCTGAGGCAGTAGAGCTTTTGCGGTTCAATGATGAGGAGCTAACCCTTCCCAGTGATTTGGATCCCAATAAAGCGGTTAAGATACGGGCTGTTGGTCTTTCGGATGTTGATTATGAGGGCAGGTCGGGCTAACAGGGCAATAATCAATCGCATATAGCCATTCTAAGCCCCTTAAATCCTTAAGGGTACCCAGGGTATAGGTTAGGGTATCTTTGGGGCTTAGGATGTCTAAAAACGGTCTTAGAATTGATACCTGATGAAAGGAAACTGCACAATGTTAGACAAACCAGTTATAGCGCGTAATGATTACACCCAAATCCTTTACCAGTTACGTGAGGCTCTTGACATCCTGCTTTGGTTGGATAAGGTAGACGGGGTTTCGGATGATGCGGGTTTTGTTCCTGATGTGCATATGCAATTCCAAATGGCTCACATTGAAGAGCTGAACGAAATGCTTACGGGTATTCGGGAAAATAGCTAGGGGTATTGACTATGACTTTAAACACTGATACACTGCGGTTACTCACAGAAATTGTTGGGGACGTGACAGTAGGGTTTGGGAAAGAATTGAACGAGCTTGTGAATGCTCATAACCTAAACCCTGAGAACCCCACTGACGAAAAGGTGATTGCTATAATCAGCAACTACCTAGCCCATTTGGCTATAGAGCGTAAATATCTTATTGAAGCGCTAGAAGGGGTATCCGATGCCTGAGATACTTAATCGTGAGACGGCTATTTCGCCTCTCCATTACCTGTATAAGCCCAATACAATCAAAACTCCACGGGATATTGAAGAGGCTTTAGTAGGAATTCAGAATACTCACTTTAATCACAGTTCGGGGTTTCCACATTTGAAGCGTTTGGTAGCCGCTTACTTTGTTGAGTGGTCTGAACCAAAGCTCACCCCTTTGATTGCAGAGGTCTTAACCGCTATCAACATTAAGCACCTTGCTGATGCTATATACCGTTTCGAGGATGCTTACATCTTTTCCAACATCTTTACTTGGCTCTACAGCACAATTGACGCTCTTCTGTCATTGGATACTGGTGATAGCCTTTATGATGCCCCTCAAATAGAGCGTCAAGAGGCAAAGATATTGGCAAGTGTTGGTGTAGTCGACAGCTTCGGTTTCTTGACTATCCAAATGAAAGGGTGGTGAATACTGTGAATGCGGTTTTCGTTATTAAACGCATCATAGACGGTGAGCTCACAGAGACGGGTTACGCAAAGGGGGTTGAGCGGATTAAGGATTTTTTCAACATCCGAAATATAGCTTATGATAGGGTAAAAATGGCCTTACTTGAAGGTAACCCAGAGGCTCCCTGGATCTTCAATATTTCGGATACTGAGTATTTCATCGTGATGCCAAGCTCAAATAACTTTAAAAAAGATAACTAAAATGGAAACTAAAAACACTGTTCACTCTATTGAACACGATACATATCGCATTATTATTCATCTCTATTGTAGTCTAGGTATGTTTAAAGAACTTGATCAAAAAGATCTTGGTTTAGAAACAGTAGAGCAATTACTGAAAGAATACAAATTTGAGATGTCGGATACAGAAGGTGCTTGGAATGACCATACAGACAAAAACAACCATTGCATTCCACTGCGATCAGCTAAGGTTTATCGTAATGGTTGTTTGTTGAATACTGATAACAATCTAATTCATCTTCGTTAAAGCAACATACAGCCATTCTAAGCCTTCAAATAAATAGCAGGGTATCAAGACACCACCCAACCTATCAGCGGGGTTTAGGATGGCTATAATCGGCCTTAGAATTGAGGTTAATGATGGTAAGTTTCGGTGGTATTATCAAAGCTATTGTAGTAGGGGTTCTTATCGGATTTGTGGTGCTTTATGCTCAGGTATTCAGAACCAATATAGAAGCCGATTTTAGTGAACTGAACAAGCCCACAGACACCCCAGCTATTCAACTAATGGAATTCAGAAGCAACCAAGCAAAGGAATGGGAACAATGACAGCAACAGAAGCACAAGAGATGGCCTCATATTTTGAGAGTATGCCTGAGGTGGCTAGCGTATCGGTAGGAAGCAAGCGTGACGGCACCTACACCGTACTGGTAACCTATAAAGATGGGCATCAGCAGGAAATCAATTGATAATGGCAAACAACAATAACAATTTTGAGCCGCTGTCCCTTTGGGAATATGGGTCGGCGGCTTTTCAATTTGGAAACAAGAACAGTGACCGTCCCGCACGGATAGAGTACCATTTAAGGGGGCTACAAACCCTTTTGGAGATTTATAGACCAGGTATAGTTATCCTAGTGCAAATAGGTGAAAAGGGGATGCAAAGGGTAAAGGTATTTGAGGGTACTGGGGTATTTAACGAAGACGGGACGGTCAATGTCAAGTCTCCCGATTTAAAGCGGTTACGAAAAAAGTACCTAGGTGCTTAGTGATTGGAGAAAGGGTATGGGTAGTGGGTTCAAAAATAAGCTACAGTCCCCACGGGTATGGGCTGGTTTGGGAGGGATGTACCTCTCAGGACAGTACACATACCAAGCGCTTGTAGAGTGCAATGTAGGGGCCTGGTCAGCAGTCATATATACGGTAATTTTCCAAACAGCAGCATTCTTTGCTGAGCGTGACATTCTACGGCGAAAGGCAACCCTGTACCACTACATATTGGCTGTAGCTGACATCCTGGTGAACGTAGGTTCCCTATACCTCTTGCTTGGCACTGTGGATTTGGCTACGGTATCCATTGCTGAAATGGTCAATGGGGCCTTTGGGATAGGGTACGGTGCCCAACAGTTTTGGGGATCTATTTTGGCGGGTATTATCATTGCCATCATACCCGACTTAATGTTCAATGAATAGGGGTGATTTATGATGAATACAGGAATGGGAGGGGGTGAGCACCTCAATATTTTCCTAGTTATTGGGGTAATTGCAGCTATCGCTTTCCTCTACCAAAAATGGCCTGAGATAACCTCAGCAAACACAGTAGAGAAACTTCAAGATATGCAAAAGCAAATGAAAAAAGTACGGGATAGGGTTGTGGAATTTGGTGAGGCTAATGGGAAAGCCAAGGGTAATGGAGAAGATGTATTTTGGGGGTCTCTATCCCGCCACCTATTTGTAATTGGGGGGACGGGTGCGGGTAAGTCGACATTCCTGCGCTATCTCTACTGGAAATTAGTGGGGCTTTACCCTAATGCCCAGGTGCTCTCAATTAACCCTCATCATCGGGATAAGGATGGGATACCTGTGAAGAAAGTTGTAGGCGCTGGGCGGGACTATTCGGAAATCCCTGAGGTATCTGAAATGATTATTGGGGAATTGGACAGCCGGTTTCCTAAGTACAGAAATGATGAGCCATTCGGCCCGCCGCTGTTTGTTTTTATTGATGAGTTGCCTGCTATTACCGCCTATATGGATAAAATGAAGAGTATTACATTTCGGGATATGGTATTTCAGGTAAGCTGTGAGGGGCGCAAGGTGGGGATTTTCCTTATCATCAGTACCCAGGGGATGAATGTAGAAAGCACTGGGTTTAAAAACCGTAGCGACTTTTACGATAACTTTTACGAGGTTCGGGTTGATCAACCCCACTACAGTGTGTTTAAGCGGGGTGCTTCTAAAGCGGATACAGAAACCCTAGTGGATAAGCATCCTTTCGGGTAAGTTGCAGAGGTTGTAGAAAAATATGAGAACCCCTATGGTACTAACCCTACCGTAGGGGTCTTTTTATTTTGCTTATGAGAGCATCGGATCGTCCGGTGACGGCGGCTGAAGGATAGCCATCAGTTCCGTGTCCTGCTGAAGCGCTTGAAGCGCGGGGCCGATGGTAGTGAGCGCGCCTGCTAGAGCCGCTAATTGAGCTTGTGTGGCACCGGCTTGGGTAAGGGCGGCTTGTACCTCAGTATCATTCTGTAGCGCTGTTATACGGGCCATTAGGTGGTTGCCCTGCTGCCAAAGGCGTTGGGCTTGCTTAATGATACCGTAGGCCTGTTGTTGTGCGGTGAAATCTATATTCATAGGAGAACCTCTTATGCTGTCGTATTATCATCAATCAAACCAAGGGTGTCAAGAGCTGTCAGTAGGGAAGCCAAGGCTGCATTACCACCTCGTGATCCTGTAATGGATGGTCTTGCGATTGGGGTTTTATTGAAAAAACCCATTGAAAGGGTACCATCCGATGTGGCTTTCATCGTAATAAGATTTTCATTGGTATACTTACGTTCTCTTATGATGAATTCGTTTGCACTACTTGCATAGAAATCCCAATAAGCTAAGAGGCTATTATCAGAAGGATCTTCTTGTCGTAGTTCGACAGCAGGGGAATTAAAAGTGCTTGGATGATTACGTAATATTCTTAGAACACCTTGTGGGCCTATAACATTAAAATTACGTACAGCCTCTGATAATCTAGATAAGTCGCCGATTACATTAAGTTTACCTCCTACTACATTAGTTACTCCTGCCGCGTCAACCTCAACAGCCGCAGCCCCACCGTCGCTCTCGTAAAGTTTGCTTACCTTTGTCTCATCTAGCGCGGGGGTATACCATTCAAGGGTACCATCAGCTTTTACCCGTAGCTTATCGCCTGTTGCTGAGCCGCTAGTGGTAGGGACAATGCCCGCTGTTGTGCCGCTTGCACTTGGAAGCCGCGCGCTTGCCACCGTGCCAGAGGTGATGTCGGTACCAGCGTGGGCGTGCGTCGCCGCTGCCGCCCCGATATCTGCCGGAACGAGGGCGTCAGTACCGCCAGTGTGATGGGTGTCCGCGTGTAACGGTGTGGTGCCAATAAACACCACGCTCCCATCCGGTTTTTTCCCCTTTAGCTTGCTATCGGCTTCGTCTATAAAAAGGGCAATTTTACCCGTTGCGGGGTTAGGCACGGTGGTATCGTCTATCTCATTTTGAACTATTACGGACATAGCACACCCCCAACAACTAAGGTACCCTCATTGTTGATAGTCCCCTCATTGGTAAGCACCCCCAGGACACATAAAACACTATTCGTTTGGACTGTAGTGGTACCTGAGAGGCTGTATTGGTACACTACTCTTTGGTAGCCTGTTTTGATGGTGAGGTCAGTTTCGGATAGCTTGTGATCGGGGCTCAATGAAGCTACTGCTTTTCGGCTAACCGCTTGGCTATTCAGCGTCTTCTGGTTTTTCTCTTGCAGCAGCTCAACTAAGCGCTCAGTTGCGTTTGGCATAATAGGTTACTACTCCTAATCCGTGACTATTTTCTAGAAACACCATTATTGAATTTTGAAGCATCGGGTGTTCTTCAATAGCACGCTTTACCTCAGGTAATTCAGTATCGTGAAAGAGCAAAAGACCACCTTCCTTAACCCGCGGTAGCCAAGCATTCAGTTCAGCAGTTACCTGGTCATAGGTATGCTCAGTATCAACAAAAAGGATGTCGATCTGGTCGGGTACCTCATCAGGTATTTTGGTGCTTTCCCCGATGAAAAGGGTTAGATTTTCTGAGTACCCAGGGATTTCAAGCAGTCGACTGCAAGAGGGATCAATATCGAAGCTAAAAACCGCATCGCATAGTCCGTCTTCCTTAGCAGCTACGAATGCCGATGTGCTAGCACCGTAACGGGCCCCTAGTTCAACAACAACCCCCTTAGCTATCTGGTGAAGGTATGGGAGGTGTTCCCGAATATCAGAAGGGGTATGCAACCACTCTTCATATCGTCTTTGAATTGGGGTTTCCCCATCAAAGCCCCCATAGGGTAGGAACCGATAAGCTGTCCGCTCTAACCCTTTATAAATGGGGACTGGGGTGATTACTGATGGTGCTGGGGTTGGTGTTATATGCCCACACACAACGTCTGTGTTGCACACCTGGGTAAATCCCGCCTCCAAACAGTCAAGGGCAAAATAGACATCGGAATGGGATACCTCACCGTTTGGGTGTGGCCGATCCCAGTCTACACGAAATTCGATCTTGCTGAGGACATCCCTACTGATAAGCGTACACCCAAAACCAAGACCATCAACAGGAATAGCGGATCCCCACATCGCATTGATAAAGTCAGAACTGCCAACGTTATAGGGGAACCAGTTAAGTGTTTCTGGGTCAAGGGCTGCTACAGCATTCCAAGTATGGGGGTACCTACGAAAGCAGTAAAGCCCATAGACAACATCGGCTTGTGTGCTTAATAGCTTTTCTAAGCTATCCTGAGGAATGAGCATATCCTCTTCTACGAAAAGGAGGTGGGTATACCCGCCTGATAGAGCTAGGGTACGGGCTTGGTTTTGCTTTTCCACTAGATTTTCCCGTCCCTCAGGATCGGGGTTGGGATACCCTTGCCAAGGGATGAAATAGTCGACAATGGTGCCCTCAGGGGTGGTAAGCTCAAATACACAACGAAGGGTATCTTCATTCATCTTCGTATGTGCTGGGGTAACAATCAGGATTTTATTCATAGTGATATTTTAGGGGTTGTCTGCCCAGACAGACAAACATAGGGCCTGGGCAGACGTGCTTGTAGGTTACTAGGGTTGCTTACAAGTCGCTTTCTTTTGTAATGACCGATTGGGAAACCGGCGTGTAGCGCTTGCCTTCCTCAATCAGCATCAAAGACCCATAGGTATTGACGGTACCGTTCCCCAACAGGGCCCGCACATAGCGTGCACCGCTGGGCAAAGAAGCCGCATCAATCTCTACCCATACAACCTCACCACTTGTTGCAGTATAGGTAGCGCCGTTGGTCATAGAACCTGCTGTGAGGGTAGCCCAGGTAGGGATCCCACCTGAGGTTTGTACACCAGCGCTGTTGGTACCGTAGGTAATAGAGCCTACTTGAATAGTGCCTCCTACCGTACCCGTACCATAGCCTGAGATAATGGCCAATACCCGACCGCTTTCATCAAAATCAGCAGTGCCGCTAGTAAGGGTTGTAGCAGCAGAGGCCCCAAACCCATCAGCAGAAACCACCTTAAGACGTTCGTAAAGTTTTTCCGTAATACTCATAATAAAATCCTCAGTTATTTAGACTTAATGAATGGGGAAACCGATGCGGTAGACGCTTTACCGATTGACCGTGCACTATTCCATTTTGGCTGTCCGTCAACACGCTTCGTAACCCGAATACCAACCTGGTCGGATGCGAAGTACTGATGATCACTCATAGCAATTTGGATAGAGCCGCTGTCGGCAATTAGGTATTGGCTAAAGTCTGCCAAAAGAACCCCGCCCTGTGTGGTAAGCTCAGGCAACTTTTCGCTGAACAAAATAGGCAATCCCAACAATCGGTAGAGAGCCGGTTGGGTAACGTCCTGCACGATAGGCAAGCTACCGCTGCTAGTGGAGTTAAGGGCAAAAATGTTGTCTTGCAACATCGGGTGAATAACCCACACCGCACTACGCTTACTACCCTCAGGAAGCCGTTTGTACATTGTCAGGATTTGGGCCAGGGTAACCGGATCGCTAAATGCCGTTGCGGTTTCAATCAAGCACGGTGCGTTGTAGATACCCAGGGGTTGCCCGACACCACTACCACGAAGGAAGTGGTAGTCTTCAAAATAGGCAATGGCCTCACCAAACATTGAAGTAATGGTGCTCTCCAAAGCCATCACGCTATCCCGCAACAGTTCATTGGAGATGGGGATTGACCGTGCCATCTTATGGGTAATCACGTGCATCTGGCGAAAGTCGATATCCGTATCTTCAATTGTCTCAGCCTCATCTACCCAGGCCATAGACATACCCGCAAGAGAGGTAGAGGCCCCATTTTCGAAACTACCAGAATAGTCCATCATTGGGAAATAGGCCTCACGCCCACTCAATTGGCGAACATCAGCACGTGGACGTACGATACTCTTTTCGGTCATAGCCCGCATCAGTTGGGGAATATATTGGGGCGGTACCGTGTACCCGCCACTAGCCCCGTCACCCTCGTTCAGCTTAACCCCATAGATATTCGTGAGGCGCTTCACATCGTTGTTTCGAATAGCATACAGGAAGTCACCAAGGTTTTGGATACCGGCATCCTTAGTACCCCCATCTGGGGTGACGTACCCAAGGGATTGTCCTTTATCGGTATCAAGGGCCTTCATAACGCTATCAAAACGCTCTGAGAGCTTCTTGTACTGGGCTTCCAACTCTTCGTATTTTGAAACGTCTTTCACGGGTTTCTCAACAATGTTCTTTTCAGTGTTCTCAGACATAATTTCCTCTTTTTGTGTTGATTTAATAGAGACCGCTTTGGCTTTAGGTTCGGCTGGGGTTGGGGTAAGGCTACCCTCAGCTAAAAGCCACGTCTTAATCCAACTTGCTTTTTCGTTTACAGGTACCCGCTCAACAAGATGGGAGGGGGTACCGCTTGACCATTTCAATAAACCTGCTTCAACAAGATCTAGGATTGCTTTATCATATTCGTTGGCAGCGTTTATTTGTGCCGTCACCCAAATCCCCACCTCATCCTTTATGACGGTACCAATACCTAGGGATTTCTTTTGGATAGTGGGGTCAAACCCGTGGTTGTAGTAGATGTGAACCTGGTTTACCCGATCAAGATCTCCAAAGTAGGTGTCTTTGGTAAAGAAGTCCCCTGTAAGGTCGGGGTGGTTCTCATCTGTGAAAACAACCAATCTGCCGCCAATAAGCCCACCACCTAGGTTCTTTACCGCGTACAGGTTCTTTTGCTCGTTAGAAGCCTCGTTAGGGGCCTCTGAGGGCACGTCTTCAATCCCTGCATTCGTCAGGTGAATAACCACCTCTTGTGCTTTCTGTTTAGCGGCACGCATCTCAGCAGCATCCTTAGCGCTATTACGCATACCTGCTTTCACAGCTTCGTTTTCGTGTTCGCTCATTTATACCTCTTGAATTTGAATATGGGGTGCTATATTACGCCAATATGAGACATCCTCAGGAAATGGGATAGCACTCCAAATTTCGGTGTCTGGGTTCCTTACAACTACCCTACCCTGTGCTCTATCTAAAACAACAACAGTGTCATCTGTGGAGCATTCAATATTTGCATTAAATCGATCATAATCAAAACCCGCATCGTATTCATTACAGGTTTCTGGTGCGGTAACAGGGATGTCTTCCTCATTAAAGGGGTATGGGTAAATGTTCACCCCAGCTCTATAGGTACCTCCAGAGGCTTTTCTAACAGCGTAAATAGTCCCCTTACTATCATAGGTATAGTCGTGCCCCCACCGTTCTCCAACATAGTCCTCAGTAGCAGTGCCCACCGTATACCCAGACGCTGTAGAGCGCATATCCCAGTAGTTATTAACAGATGAAGACATAAAAAGATATTCTGCTGTTGGTGGGTAATAGAGCAATTTAAGGTATCCAAAACCCCCACTAAAGCAATTACATATACGTGGGAAGTACGTGTAGTGATCTAGCTTTGTCCTATAATTAGTGGCAGAAGGGATGTTGTAACGTCCATAAAAATAATCCTTAAAAACAGAAATCCCACCGTCGTGTGTGCGATATATAATATCCCCACCTATAATTTCACTGCTGCACTGGGCAACCATATTTGAGGTGCGTCCTGCTTGGGTTATGTTTAATTGCCACACCCAACTACTTCCTGAGAGCACGAAAAGGGCTATATAGTAATATGCGTTATACCCAAAATCTAACCTACATTTTCCTAATAGATACCAGGTACTGCCATACTGCATAACAGCAGCTACTGAGCTACCGGCAGAACCGGTTGGACAAGTGCAATCATAATCAGATTGGAAATACTGCAGTTCTGTCCAATTGTACCCCGCATCATAACTGACAAAAGATCGGGTATTGAAGTAATCGGTTTCGCTTGTACTACCTGGGTAATCTGGGTCTCTAACGGTACCAAAAAGAAACATCGTTTCCCCCGATACCTTTAAGTAGTACCAGTTGCATAAGGGGATTGGTGGGGTAATTTTAGCCCACCGTCCTGTACTGGTATCCAATCTCCAAATGAAGTCCTGCGCAGCCCTTTCCTCTTCCGTTGTCTGGGGATCGTAATAGTCACTGAGGGTAGGTATAATCCATATATGGTTTCGGGTAAACTTCGTCTCGTGCTCGCCTATAGGCCCATACCCTAAAGAGCTTTTAGGAACCCGCATACTCCCATCCCCATCTTCAATATAAAGACTTGCCTGAAAAACCGCATTAAGCTCTGTATGGCTTATGAGCTTTGCAATAGAGTAGGTATCGTGGTGTATGCGAAGCCACAAAATTTGCTCATAGGTGCGGTCGGGCAACATCTGAGCTATCATATTACTGCCACTATCGTCTGGGGGTACCGTGATGAGGTGCTGTAAGATGTTGGTACCATACTCATAGCTGTATATTTGCCCTGTGTCCGTACCAAAATAGACCGCTGCATAGAAATGGCTGGGTGCAATCGCGGTAAAGTTTGTAGGTGCTGGGGTAACCGCACTCCAATCGATATAGGAGGGCAAAAACATTTCTGTGAGATCGGTTTGGTTTTTCCGAAAGGCCACATAATCCTGGGCAAAATTGGGCTTTATAAGGTCATAGATTTCTGAGCTATCCTCACCCTCATATTCTTCACTCCCATCGTAAAAAGGTTCTTCAAAAGTCACACAATCATCGTAGGACTTTCGAATATCTTCACTAAAAACAGCAGTCACAATATTTGGGTTTTTAGTATGGATCCGTGCTGCAGTAATGGGAGTTAGCTCAGGATGGATATAAGGGTAGTATGTGATGTTTTCAGGCGGGTATAGGATATTCTTAGACCGCCAAACAAACCCCTTACCTCCTATGATAAGTGTGTTGCCGCTTTCGCTGCTATGAAGGGCCTCACCAACCTCAATGGTGTAATAGTTGACGTGCCCCCCAACCCCACTAAATTCCCCAATAACAATAGGCGCGAAACCAGCATTTTTAGTATCAAAACGATAGAGCTTTCCATTGGTTGCCAGCATAAAGAAATACCTATCATCTTGGTACCGTGGGATAATGTAAGGTACAACCCCTTCTGGTGTAATGTCAAGCCACCCAATGGCATATGTGATGAGCACACACCACCTATCACTAACCAATGCAGATAGCATCCTAGTCATTGGGATGATAATGTTTGCAGAGATATCCTGGGTAACTGATGCGGTATTCCCTTCGCTGTCTTCAATTGAAAGCGTAATGCTTACACCCTCAGTATCCTCTACCAGCACAAAAGTCTTCGCAGTTGCTGTGGGCATCGGTCTAGGATAACCTTCTGTAGTGCCGTTTATCACCCAGGTATAGCTCACGATGTCCCCTGCCTCTGAGGTAGAAAGAGAGGCGTCAAGGTAAAGCCCATAGTCCGCAGCTTCTCTTTCTAGGCTATAGTTGAAGGTGGCGGTCGGGGGACGGATAGGATCAAAAACTTCTTCGTCAGGATCATAGGTGCCCTCATCATCAATAGCCCGTCCACCAGCGCTACATACCAAGTCCATTGTCGGGCCATTAATACTTTGCTTAATAACCCGTACCGGAATAAGGCTCCCAATGTTTATTTCAGGGGCTTTAATCTTGATACAGGTACCTGGCACTAGGTTATGGTCAACTGGCATTTTTACATCATAGGTTCGCTCGCTTCGGCATTCGTCAATACCAATATCCTGGGCTAATTCCTCACACTGGGCAACCGTCGTGCAGAAGCTATTTCGAAAGCCCGTAGCCCCCTTACCCGAAACCTCACCTGTTGTCCATTCCCCTGAGATATCCTCACCCTCACCATCTACGGTAACCGTATTTACTATCTCTTGATTAGGTTCAAGATGGCTTGTGATAGAGATGATACCATATTCGGAAGTACTGGGCTGGGTAGAGAAGTGGATTGACGGGTTTTCGTAAGGGACACGGCTATACTTAACCGCCTTTACAACCCCATTGGCGTCTGTGTACAAGCGGTATCTACCAAAATCCAAAAGTTCCTGCATTGTGGTTTGGAGGCTGTCCCCTTGCTCTACCACGTATTCGGTTATCGTAGCCCGATCTACCACATCGCTTTCGACAGTGCCAGGAAGGTCTATATCCCCTGCTGAGATGCCTGCTGCTAATAGGATGTCCTCTATAGCGTCAAGGTACCCAACCCCAGAAAGGCTAATATCAGAAGTCGCGGTAGTGTCCAATTTATAGAGGACATCGGTTATTGTGTACCGGTACTCCAAAGGAGCATAGGAAAACTGGTCGGGTTGCAGCACGCCAGTAAATAGGCGGTACCAGGTAACCCCATTGTCGATTGAATAGTCAACTGTTGCCGTGCTGTATATAGCGCTCTCAGGCGGGGTTTCAGCAAGGGTAATTCCACAGGTAGAAAGCATATTGTCCAAAGACCTATCTACCTCAGGGAACCCAACAACAGAATACTCAACACCATCAATAATCACCCGTGCTCGTAATATCCGAAACAGATCTGTGGGGTTATAAATCATACCGCCTTTAACCTCACTTTTGTTGAGTACATCCCGTGCCCTGTGAACTCAGTGATGTCCCCAACAACCGTTAAGCTGTAATCGGAACCCCCATAGACAACAGTGCTTGATCTAGCGCTTAGAAGCCTTTGGAGGTCTGCTGCAGTATCCAAAAATATCTCCAATTCGATTTCCTTGCTTCCGTATCCAAGGCGGGTTACCATTGTTCGTGAGGAGCCTAGAAGATCCTGCTCGTCTACACGGTCGGGTTCAAACCCGTATGGGGTTGTAGCTGAGGTATCTGTCTTGATACGAAAGGTGATGGTTTCCCCACCGGCAGTCATTGTTGCCATTTAAAAACTCCTATTCCGTACCAGTCTGTCAAGAGCTCGGTTCATAACCTGCTCCATTTGGGCTACGGTATCGGCATTCGCGTTCCCCTGTACCGTGATGTTTATGGTGTTATTGCCCATACCTGCAAGAGCGGTATTGGGAACTACCGAACCCCCACGTTTCGGGATCATTAGCTCAGGCCCGCGCTCTCCTACAATCATCGGCTTATTGCCTGTAAAATTACCCCCATCGGCAAAGCCTGGGATACCTATTTTTTCGGCAACCCAACCACCGGCATTAGATAACCATTCGGGTGGCTCTGCAGCTCCAAAAGCACTGACCAATTCCCAGACAGTATCGACAGCAGTACCTATCGCATTTCCTAAGTGGACAAAGATAGTGGAGATTTCGTGTATGATATTTTTCATAGCCTCCCCTGGGGTAATGGTACCATTGAAGACGGCTATGAGGTTTGCTACGATAGCTACGATTGTGGTTATAACGCTCAGAAGTGCGGATATAATTTCCTTTACTATTCTAAAGGCATTTCCTATGGTGTGAAGCACCACCTTTAGCATATCAAAGGCACGTTTGGCTGTTCCCAAATGCTTTGGTAATTCTGTACCTACCGAATTTGAAAATTTACCAACTATAGAGCCTACTTTACTTAGATCTTCAAACTTCCCAAATACCTCAGCCGAATTCGAAAGATCATTCAGTACAGGCCCTATTTTCTGAAGACCTTCAAGTTGCCCTGGTACCTCAGCATCATCTGAACCAAAAATACTACCAATTACAGAACCCACTTCCTTAAGGGTATCAAGAATACCTGGTAAATTTGTCTGTACCCAGCTAATGAACCCACCGAACCCCTCTTTAAGACTATTGAACATAGAAGGCCCATTGGCTTTTAACCACTCAATAATTCCGCTTAAATGGGTGGTGATGTTTGCTGTAATCGCTTCTATATCAGCATCTTTAAGACTATCTAACCAAGAGGTGAGGCTTGTTGTGGTACCATCCCCAAACATATTCGATATATCTACAACAATTTGATCTATAATCTTGGCTAGAAAGGCTTTCACACTATTAAAAATAGAAGTTAAGGTAACACCGAAATCGGTAGCGTTATCCCTGGTCTCATTCATACTACCGCTCAAATCTTCCATACTAACTTCTAGGGTACCCGCGCGCATTGCAGCAAGAGCCGCGTCAACCCCCAGATCTTCAATGGGGCTACCAAATAACTCAGTAGCTACAGCAGCGCGTGTAACGGGATCTTCTATTCCTTCAACCCAATCTAATATCTGGGGTAATACATCAGCAAAGGTTTTCTCACCATCACGGACTTGCTGAATTAGATCATTAGCCGGCCCTCTCATAGCCCGAAACTCAGACTTAATTGCCTCTACTTTGTCGGCATGTTTTGTATATGTATCAGACCAATGACCTACCATATATCCAGCTTCTGAAACCTTATCTTTAGCCTCGTCATAAGCACCAGCAAGTTTGTGGACTTCTTTCTTTTGATTTTCAACATTTTGCATTGCCTGATCAAAAGAAACTTCGTGCTGGGTTTCTACAGCAGCTACCGACTTTTCAAGGGCCCTGTACTTAGGTTCTAGATCAATATCCCGCTGTAGGGATACTTTTTCCATTTGGGCATTAACCCCTTCAAGTTGGCCTGCTAATCTATCATACTGGGCACTGTCTTTTGGGACATCCAACATCGCGAGCTTTAGCTCTTTCGCACGCTGTCCAAGTTCAAAGAGCTTATTATCATAGGCCTCAGCCCCTTTTAGCTTTGGCCTTGCCATTTCTTTTAGGGTTCTATTAGCCTCATCAAGTCTGGTTTTTAAACCGCGTGCTTCTTCCGATGCTGCAGCTAGTTTCTCTTCCCATTCTGAGGTTTTCACCTCAGCATGCTCCATATCCTTAGTGGCTACTTGTAAGGCTTGGCCCATATTATAATAAGCAGCGACGTTACCCTCAGCTTCAAATTTAGCCTCTACAAGGGTATCTAGGTATTCATCAGAACCCTCCATAAACCGTAGATACCCTTCTTTCACCACATCGGCTATTTTATCAACACCTAAAACACCAGTTTTTTGACCAGCTTCTAGGATAGCAAAAAATTGCCCTGCGCTAAACCCCGCATCCTCAAAAAGATTAGAATACTCATTGACTGTATCTAGGAAATCACCCGCGCTATCAAGACCTCTGGTGAACCCTGCTGCTACAAAGTCCATAGCCTCTTCTGCTGAGAGACCAAATTCATTCATCAGGGCACCGGTAGCGCCAGTCATCTTCTCAATATCCTGCTCAAATACGGTAGCCATTAAGGTAACGTTACTTGTCAGGTATTGGAGGTCTTCTTCACTAAGCCCCTTGATATTTTGCCGTAGCCCAATGAGAACCTCAGTGACAGTCTCAACATCACCAAACCCTTCTGTCCAAACATCGGTTACTACGCCCCGCATATCACGGGCTTCTTCTTGCGTGAGGTTTAAATGGGCCTGCATTTTGGTTTGGCTTTTATTGAGGGTTCCGTAAAGCTCCCAAACCTCAGCACCAAAATTTGCTAATTGCTCTTTAGCAGCGCCTAAGATGTTGCTACCTAAATTTTTAAGAGCACCTATAGGCCCTGCTAATTTACCCATAGCAGAAGCACTGTCATCAGCACTTTCTCCTAGATCTTGCAACCCACTCCCATCCACATCATTAGCCGCTCTTGCAACCCCACCCATCTCTTCAATGAGGTCATCTAGGGCTGCAGCTACGTTACTGAGAGCGTCAGAAGTTTGGTCTGTGGCGGTTAGGCGAACGTCAAGATTGGTTCTTTGTGTTCTTGCCATAGTTGTTTAGTATCTTGGTAACTCTATCCGCTTCTCTTTCTGACATCACCCGTTGCTCCTTCACCCCACCGCATTTGTCAAATGGGTTGCCTGTGAGTACCGATAGAATACCTGCTAGTTGATTATTGACATTCAAAAATAAAGGCTCTATTGCGAAGTACTTTCCCCAGGCCATTAGAAGAGCGCCGTCTATTTCATCCTCCATTTGGTACGGATCCAAATACCCGAAAGCCAAGGCGACCCGAAATAGAAGACGCTCATAATCCTGATTGTCTGTTAGAGCTTTTTTTTAGATTTGGATTTCTCCATAAGGGCACTTACGAACTCAGACATAAAGTCAATTGCGACATCAGCATCCTCAGCTTCCTGGGTACTTGCAAAAAGGCGTTTCCCTTCCTCATCTGTGATGCATCCCGAAAAGATAATGAGGATTTTATCAATGTCCTGCTCAGCTTTTTCGAATTCACGCATCACCTTAGCAGACAAGTCCCGACCGTGTACCTTCTCACCTTGAACCTCAAACGTATACCGCTTTGAATATCTCATAGGGGTTGCTCCTTTTAAACAATCGTGGTGTAATCCTTACGCCTTTCGTTATCGCTATTGATTAATTGGGGACGGTTCGCCTGTGAGCTTAATCGTAAAGGTAAGCGTCAGCACCTCGTCCCGCTCAATTTCCTCTCCAATGTCGATCACAAACCCTTGGCATTGCCAACGGACAGTACCATCACTACGGCACCATCGCCAATAGTGGGCTGTTTGATAGGCCTGTGTTGTGGTGACGTCGGTTGTGAGCTTTTCGTGCACGGTGTCTGTTGGGTCGTACATAATCGTAAACTCAACATCCTCAACACCGCGAATATTAGAAGGGATGAATTCCGTATACCCGCTATGCTCAGTGTGGGTGACGTCAATAGCCTCACGGGTAATGCGGGGTAACCCGACCTCTCTAATCATCCCAATTTTATCGAAAGCAGCAGCGCTACCTGCCGTTGTAGATCGTTCAAGGTATCCATGATACCCATTTGTTGGTGTGGCCATAATCTAGTATTTCCTCACTATCGCTATTGCGTATAAAATACAGCTACCTTCACATCATCAGCACCAGTACCTGTTACCTGAAAATACGCCTTTCCCGAATTGTCAAACCCTACCTGGGGTACGGTAAATCGGTACATACCGCCAGCCGCTGCTGTAATCGAATAATCCCCTGTACGGTTGCCCAGGCTAGCAGCAGCTACTGAGGTAACAGTAAAAGTTGCTGTGCCTGTAGTACCATCATTCCAAACCAAGATGTCAAGAGGGCCCCGAAAGGTAGCCTCATAGCCATCGCCATCATCATTAAGCGCTGTCCAACTAACGGCAACCCCATTTGCGTCGTAAGGGGCTGGCCGTTCCTGTGGTGTAATTGCTGTACGTGCCATAGTTTCAATAACCTCGCTTCTAAGGCCCCATAGAACCATTCTAAGGGCCTTTAATACCGTACCCTATATCGTGGGTACCCTACGTTATTTTTGAACGGGAGAATGGCTATATGAGCGCGTTACCGGATAAAGATTGGGATATCCATTGTGAACCCATAGTAAGTCGTGCCGTGATCAAGTAAAAGCAAGCCGCTGTCCTCAATCTCATCTAAATGTACCAGGCACCCATCCCCAAAGGTTTGGTGGGTATGGAAAGCAGCTACAATCCCCTCAATTATGCTGTCGACAAGCCGTTCGTTTACCTCAGCAAGATCGCTAGGAAGCGGGTTTACAAGACACTCAATCCGAAAGGTTCTTAGGTGTCCTGGGGTTTCAGTGCTGTCGTGCGACCAAAGGCCTTGTTGGGTGAGGACATAACAGGCTGGTAGGTCGGCTGTCTCTATCCGCTTCCGTAGTTCTGGGGTTGTAGTAATCCCTGGTACGTAACCAAGGACAGTGCGAATAAATATCTTAGCCTCATCAATTCGGTTCATTAGAAATGCTTCCTATAAGGCTCCATAAGGGCAAGGGCAATATCGGGGATAGGTGGGGCTACCTTCCCTTCCTTATCAAGCACATTCACCTTCCCATCCATTTCCCGATCCTTGGCTTGGTAGAGGTGGGCTGCAATCATCACAGTAGCCTGCTTAATCTCATCAGGAACATCGGCACTGTACCCAAAAAGCCCTGTAATCGCTACCTGTTCCTCAGGTTCAGTATCGCTGTCATAAATCTCATCAAACCGATACCCGCTTGCTTTTGAGAGGACTAACTGGGTAATAGGCGCATCCCCGTATACCTTCACTGCTGAGGTAACATCAGTACCCGAAACAGTGACTAGGGTGGGGCTTTCTACAAGCTCCAAATAGTGATGTTCTAGGTATAGCACCCTCCCATTGTCACTCACATTCTCCATTGAAACAGGAAGGTATTTGGTTGTTTCTGTCCCCACACCAAAGCTACGGTTTGTGTATTCAGAAACCATATTCTCAGCAGCGCTGATTACCGTTGTGAGCAAGTCGTTCTCAGTATCGGAACTAATCCGTAAGTAGGCCTTTAAATCAGCAATAGTACAATATGCCATCTTAATTCATCCTCCCAACATAGTCATCCAAAAGCTCTACTAAAGTACCATCACGAAGTAGCTCTTCCCAGGCATCTAGTTCAGTTTTCCAACCCCTTTGTTTATGAAAAGAGGCTTGTTTTGCACGGGAATGAACGAATGCTGAGTACCCCGCCTTGTTCCGCACCAAAACACTTTTTCCAGACCTCAAGATATCCCATTTTCGCCCTAGTTGTTCGCTAATTAGGCGTTTAGAAGCCTTCCCTTTTAGTGTGGTGTAAACAGGCCCTAAACCCCTTTGGTAATGCGTTGTACCCCTTTTAGGACGATTAGCAGAGGTGGCAGGTGGGTATTCGGATACGCGGGCCTGTAGCTCAGAACCCACCTCCATTAGAAAGGGGACAAGCCACTTACTTTTTGATAAGTGATTAAGTTTTTTCCTGTAATCATCAAAATCAAAAAAAACTTCCATATCAAGCATATCGACTAGCCCTCCGTAGAACAATCCCGCATCGGCAATAGGGATGTGCTGGCGCACCGTCGGGGAACCTATCCGACCAATACTTCTCAGGTTTGTTGTGCAAGGGGCCGCATACTGGGCATACAAGCTCATCACGGTTTGTTTGCCAAACCCTAGTCATAAGCACTTGATAAGAGGCCGCATAATGTTCCTGTAAACCCCGCATCGCCTGGGCATTCGCACGGGTTGTCTCAGTGACTGCAATGGCCATAGCCCGTTGCCTCCCAAAAGCCGGTTCTAGCATCTCCATAACCCGACCCAGGGTAGCCCCTTCATTCCCCATTGAATAGGCAATAGCGCTTTGGACTATTTTTTCGGTAGTGGAAACCAGGCCCTGTATCAGGGTATACCCATACTCTTTTGCCCATTGGGTAGCTGCTGTAGCGATGTCATTGGGCTTAATAGGGATTGCATCCCCTGCTGAATTACTAAACTGTACCGCTCTATCAACATAAATATCGTTTAAATCCTCAATAACAAACGCAAGTAATTCCCCTTCTAGATTAGAAAGATCATAACCCCCAATAGATAGGATTTGTTGAGACACCCTGCCAAGATAAGGGGTTAACTTTTCGACAAGGTGCTGGTACATTGTACGTTCCCACCATGATAGGGATGAGTAGTCTAGCTTAAGGGCGTAAGGATTACACCCCACCCCCAACATAATCTTCCCATAGCTTGGCATAGCTAGCCCGCCATCGCTTGATATCCTCATCCTCTTCCTCCACATTTAGCCCTGTATCGCCCCCTTGTTCGGCATCACCAAACCCGTTGCCGTTCCCCATTGGATCAAAGCTATTTCGGATTATCTCATCCCCACCTTCAATCGGCTCATAACCAAGCATCTCACGACGCTCATTGACCGATAGAATATCGCTAAGCTGGGATAGGGTGAGGGCCTGTTGCATCTGGGTATATTGGTAACTTTCAAGTAGGTTTGGTTGGAATTCTAGTCGGTACCCCATCTGACCAAGCCATTCGTTAAGACGGGGTTGGATGTGGATAACAGCCTCAGGAACGACAGTCTTATTGTAGAAATGGTACTCATCTTCACGTGCATTCGCATAGTTCGCGGTATCGGATCGGAACACAGCGCCAGGGATACCAAAGGCAGTGCAGATTTCCTGATTGGTAAGGGTTGTAAGCTCATTGGCAGCAACATCCCTTGGAAGTGCACCTATGGTATGGCTTTCGACATTTCCACGCATTACATCAACTCGCCAGGCATTCTTAACTCCCACTAAAAGTCGCTTTAGCCTATCCCGAAAAGAGAGCATTTCCTTATCGGTAATCACTGAGGGCATTGAGCTATTCCCATCACCAATTGTGAAGATGGTTGGCATTAGGGCCCCATTCTTAAAGAAGTGCTCTGCAAATACATTTAGGTTGTGGAGCGTTCCTGCTGATCTTAGAACTGTTTGGAGAGGGCTTATTCCTGGGTAATTCTCATAGCGCGGGTTATAACGCCAAATCCATAACAGATCCTTCAATTGGAGCTGCATAACCGTGTTGTTCGCATAGCGTAGGAAATGGGTGAGGTTCCCCGCACCGTCGTATTGAGGGGCTATAGAAGGGGTTAGCATAGGCCTCAAAAGCAGCATAGGCTGCTCTCTCCAAACCCCTCTATAATACCCTAAATAAGCAGCCCCGTAGATGGCAAGACTAGCCCCCACCTGATACAGTAGCGGTTTGACAAAATCTGAAACAGCATCGTATGTAGGCCCTGCTATTTCCGTATCCCCATCCTTTGCAAAGAGACCAAATGGTAGGTTGGAAAGCCCATAGGCCCGTAACTCAACAGCTCTTTGAATAGTCGCTACTTTCTCATAAGCCCCAGCAAGGTCTAAGGTGCTTTCGCTATTTTCCATAGCCTCGGGAAAAGCCTGTAGGTTCGTAATCGATTTTATTTCCATATGTGTTATTCCCCATCAATACCTGCTTTACTTCTATAAGCCGCATTATAGGCAAAGGCAAGGCTCATAACACAATCATCGTGCCCTCCTTTGCTAGCACTGTACCGAAAGCCCCCAGCAGGCAATTGGGTTATCTCAAAAGCCTGTAGCTCACCTAACAGGATTGGGTTGCGGGGAATGGTTATGGCCTTACTTTCAAAGGCTAAGGCAAGTTGTTCAATAATAATCTGTTTTGATTTGTTTGTGGTATTGAAAGGCCTCACAGGTAATCCCATAGACCTCAAATCCTCAAACATAGGCCATCCAAAGTTGTTAATCTCAACAATGATAAGCTCTGGCAAATACCTATTGTAAAGGGCTAAAATCCGGTCTTCCTGTATCTTAAAGCCAATACCTGTATACCGATCTATCTCAACAACTGTATTGGTAGCCATATCAATAACCGTTACCACGGTAAAGTCATTGGATCGGCCTATATCAATGCCAAAAGCGTAGGTGCTGTGTGGTGTTTCTTGGTAGGGTTCCTCGTACACACAATTCTCAATATTGCGAAATACGACACCACCATCCAAGACAGGTTCAGCATCTATCTCTTGCCTTGCTGTTAACTCAGGTAGGCTCTCTCTTAAAGCCCTCACCTCATCCGGATCTATATGGGGATTAGAGCCTGTGGGCATTCGCCAGGAAGCCCATTCTTGATAGCTCGGATCCAAACCCCTATTGTAGAGATACCAAAAATAGTTATGGCCTCTGGGGGTACTCAGTAACCAACCAGAACCCCTTGTATCGGCTAATGTAGGCCTTATAACAGCATTCCAACCCTCTTCTAGGTCGGGTACCATAGCAGCCTCATCTATCACTACGAGGTCATATTTTCGGCCTCTGAGAGCATCTACATTATCCAAAGACCACATATCTAGGGTACCGCCAGTTCGGATAGACAAAAAGTGCTGTTGTTGGCGTAAATGGGTTATTATCGGTTGCACCACCGAAAGGGTTGCTCTCCAAATCTCATCCAACATTTTGTAGGTAGGAGAAGCCCAACAAACCCTCTTTCCTGCCAACATAGCGTGTACTACCCTATCCATACCTAGGGTTGTTTTTCCCCACCGTCTACCACAGGATAAAACATTAAATCTTTTTGCATTTTGCACTACCGATAATTGGGCTTTGTGTAGCCTTGGCAGTTCTATACGCATAGTGTTTATCCTTCTATGTAGTACACCTCAACTTTTTGTTCTGAGGTTCCCAAAACATCATATAGCCCACGAAGTTTTGCAATGTCTTTTAAAACCTCTAAAGCTAATCGTTTATCTCCATTTTCTAAGGCTTCCTTATAAAGGTTTTGTCGCATTGCTAAGGCTTCTGCTAGGGCTTCCTCTCTTGTAGAGGCAAAATCAGCAATAATGAACTTTCTAGCACGGGCTAAATACCGATCCACTTCTCTAAAAGAAACACCATATTGCTTGGTTATTTTTTCTTTAATCTCATATACCCGATACCCTTCTAGGATATATCGAATTACCTCATTAATACGAAGAATAGTACCTGGGTCATTTGAGGTTGTAGCTCTCTTTTTTTCATCATCAGAAAGCTCATTATAGAGATCTTCGTAGGTATTGTCGTAAAACATATTATGTGTTCTCCTTTTCATTTGGGTTATTTTCTGTTTCTAATGGGGTTTTATGGGTCTCTTTCTTGGTTTTTACCTCTACTGAATATAGATAAAATTCCTTTAAGGCTTCTAGAATTTCATCTACCTGTTGTGGGGTTAATTTTCTGAGGAAACGAAACAAGAGGAAAACAAGTATGATGATGAATAGTTGCCATTGGTTTAAACCCTTAAATATCTCCAATATTTCTATGTAAAAATCATCGCTTTGGAGATTTGGTATGAAAGCCATAATAGTGTTCCTATACCTAGCGCTAGGTATTATATTTACTAATAGTTATAATATACTAATTTAGATCAAAATAAAAATCCCTAGGGTGTATTATTACCCTAGGGACTGTTTTTTAGCTTTCTAATAGGATATTCCTATTTATTTTCTATTTGTTTTATGTACCCTATTTTAGGGTATAGGATGGCCCGAATAATGAGTGCTAGCGAAACGCTTGCCCTTTTGCGCTTTGCTGTCGCACGCGCCTTTGGCTGCGCTTCGTTGCTCTTTGCGAGCACCGCTCTCTGCGCTCATTATAACACCCTTGTCAACCCCTTATTGTCAAATTGAAAATAATTCATTTAAGGCTTTATAAGGACTAATAGTAAATAGAGAGATCTCTCTTTATACAAGTAATAGGAGTGTTAGAGAAGTGTTAGAATTTCTAATATACAGCGCCCACCCTACACCCCAC